TATTCCAATTAGTGTAACACACTTCCGCCTGCGGGTCAAGCGCATCACCTATCCACATGTTTTCATCATCAACGAAATTTGCCACAAAAAATTTAACGATTTCATCATCTTTGAAATTTTTTGCTAGTTTTACAAAAAAGAAATGATCTTTACGCTTTTTGAATGTTTCGTATGAGACCTTTCTTTTTCTATGCCTAAAGTAATCAAACTTTTCAGCATGAAAATGAGTTTTGATTGCAACATATTCCTTGTAACAATCAAATGGTTCCATTTTAATCATAATCCAGGTATTGTAGCAGTTTTTGGTAGAAAATGCAAGTCTATTGCTTCTTCTCTAATTTTTTGCTTTAAGGTTCCTTGAACTAATTTTCCAACGGTTTCGGGTTCTATTTTATTTTCTTCACAGTAATGTGAAACTGCATCTAAATATGACATTTTAGTCTGTAGAACTAAATTTTCTATAATCAATGCAAATTCTTGCGGTTTTATGGTTTTTATCATTAATTATTCCTTTAAGATATTTCTTTAACTTCATCACATATACCATATTTTAAAGCTTCATTAGAAGATAACCAAACATCATGAGGCGGTAATAAAAATTTCCTAATATCATCATCACTAATTCCTGTGCATTTCTTATAATGATTTATCATTCTTTCCGTAGTTAAATCATACTCTTTTTGTACAGCAAAGAGTTCATGCTCTTTACCATAAGATCCCCAAGAATACTGATGTGATAATATGCTAGTATTTGGTGTTAACAATCTATGATTTTTTTTCCCTGCCATAAAAATTGATAACCCTGCACTAGCAATCATTCCTAATCCAATCGTATGAATAGGAATAGATGAGCCTTTCATAACATCTATCAAAGCAAAAGCCGATGTCATGTCTCCACCCGGAGAATTTATACACAAAGTCAAAAATTCTGGTCTTTTAATTTTTCTAAAATTATTTTCAAGGATCCATTGAATTACACCCAAAACAGATTCTGAGTATATCTCATCAAATAGAAAATAAAATCCTTTATCTTCTAAAGACCATTTTTCTTCTTCAGTATGTCCTTCTGAAGGAGCAGCGGACAAAAGTTTTTCAGCAACTAATGATGCAAAATTAGGATTCATCAACATCTCTGCTACATTTTCTTCATTCATTTTATTCCATTTCTATTAAATTGTCAATCTTTTCGAATACCATTTCGGGAGTTATATTTTTAGTGCATTCAAACATCCTTTCTGTGCCTTTATGATCAGGACACCATAGCCAATCTCCAGGATTAAACTTATGTCTATTATAGCAGCTATTACAAGTTTTGTCATTAAAAATTCTATGACATTTTGTAGAAAATTCAGATAATGGATTACTAAAACCTGAAATTAATATCACATCTTTATTTAGAGACCATGCCAACCAAGACAATCCAGAACCTAGTCCTATAAAAAACTTCGCTTTATCAATTGTCGCTATTGTTTGATTTAGTGTTCTTTCATGTCTCGGTATAATATCCTTAGGACTTAAATTGAAATATTCGCCTTGACCGAATGATCCGTGTTTATCGACACATACAACATCATAACCTTTATTTTTTATATACTCAACAACTTTATCCCAAGCACCAGGATTATTCCAATATTTTGCTTGTGCTGTAGATTGAACGCCAATTGCCACATAAGGTTTTTCCAGTTCATTTTCTTGTTCATAAACCGTTATTTTAGATGGTTTTTCAACCCAATCATCGAAACCTAATATTCGTGCGCATAACTCTTGAAGAGATACTTCTTTACAATCGACAGGAGATAATTCGCATTTTTCAAAAAATCCAATTCTATATTGATAATCGAAATCTTTATATCCAGAATTAGGAGCTTCAAATTTAATATCAGGATATTCATTTTCAAATAATTCATTGAAAAAGGTGCTGCATATCATCTTACAATTGTGTTTTTTTCTGAATTCTTCAATTGGTTGCATCCACGCTAAATTATCCCCCATTGCTGAAGAATCAATCCAAATAAAAACCTTTTTATCTTTTAAATCAGTCTCATAATAATGAACTAATTTTTCGGTTTCTTCTTCGAATATTTCTATTTTCCAAGGCACATAATAGGCCAAAGATGATGCGGCCCAACAATTCACCCCTATCACATTTTCATAATGAATCTGTCCACTTTCTTTATCTGAAAATCTAACTATAAATTTTTCATCACCGTTTCCTTTTATGTCAACTCTCGGATAAGGATTCATAGTTATATCAAAATTTGTTTTTTTGAATTCATCAAAATTAATATTTTTTAAATCATTATTGTATGTAAAAATTAATCTATCGCCCATTTTAAAAGGAACATTGTTTTTTAATTCTTTGGCCTGATAATAAAATTTTTCTAATTTTAAAAATATATTATCCCAGTTCCTGCTTACCGCATAATTTCTTGCTTCATTTGATGAAGCATCTAGATTATTCAAGTGGTGCTTGATCCCATTAACAATACTATCAACAGTTCTATCGCACTGATAAAAACCAGATATTTCCATCTCATCCTGTAAAGTTCCGACTACTGGTAAACCACATGCCATTCCCTCAAGAACACCTAAGCAAGGTTGTCCTGTTTCCATGGATGCTGGATGTATTATAATATCCTGTTCTGCTAAAATTTTTCTCAAATCTTTTTTTAATACATTGCCCAATAAATTTATTTCAATATCATTTTTACAATCTTCATAAATTTGATAAAAAACTTTATTGTAATCATCGTGTATAGAATCAGCACCTATAATAGTAATAGGTAACCCTAGTTTATGTGCGGCAAGAATAGCTAAATGAAATCCTTTTCTATCATCCCCACCTCCTACACAAACTAATCTCTCTCCTTTAATTTTATCATAGTTTGGATAATAAAAATTAGTATCTACACCATGATGTAAATGATATAATTTGTCTTTTGCGTCAAAATATGAAATAAAATTCTCTATAGGTGTTAAACTTAAAATCGAATTATTAATAGTAGATTTTATTAAATTGTAAGAAGGACTATATTTTTGTTGTAATCCTACCCAGGCATCATGAACAGTGTGTATATATGGAATAAATCTATTTTTCAATAAATCATTAAAATTTGCCATATGATTATGAAAAACATCAAACTCTTCTAAATCGGTTTGTGTTATATAATCTAGATACTTTAATTGTACATTGTGACCTCTTCTTTTACCAGCATTTATATACTGACCAATAACTTCCTCAACTCCTCCATATCCTTTTGGAGGAATTTCAATTCCACAACCAGAATGTATTTGTAAAATATTTAATTCATCAAATTTCTCAAATGATTCAACAATATTTAATTCATTATGTGATTTTTTTTCTTCAAAATCTTGCTCTTTAACTTCGATTACCTTCTTATTTTCATGTTTAGAATTTGTAACAATAGTAAATCTATTGTCTTTATTATACCACAAAAAATGATAACCCATTTCTGTCAATAAATTATTAATATTTAACAAAACATCTTCATGAGTTCTATTATTTCTCATTAAATGAGAATTATCACAAAATAACACTATTTCGCATGAATTTTTATTTTGTTCTTCAATCATATTGATAAAGAAACTTATATCATTCGGTTTAGTTTCTAAATTAATTTTAATATAAAAGTAATCAACATTTCCATAGTAATCAAAATATATTTCATGATCATAGAATAATTTTAAAATTTTATCTTGTTTTTGAGCATCATAATTAAAATTACAAAAACTGATTATTTTAGATTCATTTTCATGATTCAATAATGATGTGTATGTTGATTCTGCCGCATCGTAAATATCATCAAAATATTTAATATTTCTTGGATATTCTAAAATAAATTCTTTTCTTCTTTCCCTAGCATCTATTGCTAGTTGTGCTTCACCTCTTGGATTCCAATTTCTATAATTTTCTGAATTTCCATGATCTCTTGCGAGATAAGTGGTCCTAGGAATTGTGATCCATTTACCCCTCTCTTCCAACATCAATAACCACTGACCATCATTAGATGAACATGCGTCACCATCCTCATGCACTGGAAATTGAATTCCAGGTAAATTTCTAAAAATTCTTAGATAGCCGAAAATGTTTGTTCGATTCGGCCATAGTTTTTCAAAGCCTTCCAGAAAAGAATCATTATCAGTTGTCATAAAAACATTATCCTTGAAATTACTTAAAAAGTCTTCTCTAGGATTTTTTGGAAATTCATCAAAATATTTGTTTGCATTAAAGTGCATCAAAACACTTTCAGGAAACAAATTAAAATAATAGTTAATTCTGTCTAAAGTATTCGGTAACAAAATGTCATCAGAATCTATATGACAAACAATGTCACCATTAGCATGAGTCTGCGGATTCCACCAAATTTCTTTTTTATATCTAGGAACAATTATTTTTATTCTATTATCTTTTTGACTAATTTTTTCAATAGATTGATAAGTGTTATCCGTTGAAAAATCATCAGATATCAACCATTCCCAATTATCATAATTTTGAGATAATATAGATTCTGCAGTTTCATCAATAAATTTTTCTGCATTGTAGCAAGAAGTAATTAAAGATAATTTTAATTTGTTCATCAATCACCTTTTAAAATAAATTGTAGTCGTTTTCTTTATATTATTATAAAAATCATTATCTGTCAAGTCAAATGTTTTGAACAATTCATCGTTCATGAAAATCTTAATAAATTTTCCCTTATTAAATTCAACTAAATTATATTGACCTCTCATGAAAAATGAATCTGATATTATTTTATCATCTACTTGAACTTTCATTTTCATATCAATAAAATGATTTAAATGAAAAATATAATCTTTATCCAAATCTCCAATGCACAATGCGACCCATGGTTTAGTTTCTTCGATATGCATTCTATCTTGTTCAAATTGTATTTTTTTAAGATTTGATACAAAATCCACCAGTTCGACATTTGCATTTTTACTATCATTAAACTTTGTGAGATTTAACACGTAAGCAAAAAATTCCTCTCCAGGTAAAAATTGATATTTTAATGTTATATCTTTTTGTTTTTCTAAGCTTAAATATTTTGAAAAGCAATTATACATATAGTTCACATCACCTGACATTAATCGTGTGGTCACTTGTAATTTATTCGCACTTTGACGATCATTCTCAGTTGCCCAATAATAAAAAACACCATCAATTTTTTTAGATAATATTTTAGCCTCATTTATTTGAAGTTCGTGTGGACTTTTAATCAAACCGTCATAATCCATTATATGAATAATTTTTTTACCCAAAAATTTCGCATAATTGATCCCAAGATATAGTAATCTAAAAACGGCAAATGTAGTGTTATGTCCATGAAATTGTTGAGTGGACAGATCAAAATTATCAGTGTAGTATGTAATATATCCTAAAAATGCAGGATCTGTCAATACAATATTTTCCTTATCATAAACAAAATAATCTACCTTTTCTTGTATCATTTTACTAGCAGGAGTATGAGTAGTGAGTATTATCTCATACCCAAATTTTTTTACATTATTGATTAATTCTATGCAACACTTTATTCTGTCTGGAGTCGATAAATGCGCATGAATCAATACAATAGAATCACAAGACATAAGTAATATCGCCGTCTTTTAATAAGGTGGTACCATCCTTAAAAGATTTATCTAGATAAGAATCACCTGAACATTGAATTGAAAAAGGATTTTTTGTTATGCCACCAACCATTTCACATAAAATATTATTATTCAACCACAAATCATAAGTATCCCAGCCAGTGTTTTCAAACTTTTGCATGAAATAATCTCTGGATGTGCAAGGAACCAAATAACAGTGTGCTTCAGACATTCTACTAGCAATATCAAAATATTTATTACACTCTTGATAATGCCAATCGATTATTCTTTTACCGAAATTCATATATTTTAGATCATATTCATTTAAATCATCAAGCCTGTCGATTATTTGTTTATAAATCTCATGCATAGGTTTGATAAAAATAGCATCACATTCGCAAAAAAGAACAGCATCACATTCTTCTGTCAAATGCTCCTTCATCGCTAGTTGATGGGCAAGAAAATTACCATAATGTGCCGGTGTTAATTTATAATGACCAGGCTCCATTTGCACATCTTCAGGTCTAGCGCAGGTATCAATTGGAGGTAAAGAATCATATTTTCCATTTACCATTTGAACATATTCCCAACCTGAATAATTTGACAATTCTCTAAGATGTTTAATCGATTCCTTTTCTCTATCACCATTCACATCTACTAGCATATGAACAATTTTTATTTTTGGATATCTAAAAGCCCATAAATTACCCAATCCTCCGCTCTTCACTTCATCTTCAACAATTACATTATAATTACATTTTTCCAATCTATTGACTAAATCATTCGATCTTTGAACTCTAGATTCCACAGAATTATCATTATCAAAAAAATCATGAACTTCCATTGTAATTTTTCTAATTCTATATTTTAAAAAATCATCACTAATATTCGGTAATATTTTCCATTCTTCGCCTTCACAATCTAGTTTTAATACATCTATGCGATCCAAATCATTATTTTTCATGAATGTAGGAATAGTCATAGTTCTAACACTTTCAATTTTTTTCTTACCGAGAGTAGTAGGATTTGTTTCATCTGTATTGAAACTATCATAAAAAGAATTCACTGAAGATGGACCTAGGGTAAAAAATTCCTTCTCACCATTCTCATCAGAAATTGCAAAATTGAATTTTTTAGCATTATCATAATTTCTTAAATTTTTACACAACACATCAAAAGTTGTTTTTGTTGGCTCAAATGAATAAACATGGTCGGCTCCTTGTTCCAATGCATATAAAGAAAAAAATCCATAATGTCCCCCAATATCTAAAACTATATCACCTTTTTTTATATCAATTTTCTTATAAATTTCTTTTAAAAAAACCTCATACATTGTATACCAAGATGCTTGATCATCTTTAATTGAACTAAAATTTTGTTTTTCGCCATTTAAAATAACATTAACATCATTACCAAAATCAAATGTTTTTTCATACAAGAGATTGTGTTCATTTATCAAATCCACTTCTTCTAAATTTGAAAAATAATCATGAGGCGCATCATAAATTCGTACAGAAAGACCGCTAATCAAAGAAGGAGACGCATTGGGTGTTATCCACAAAGATGGACCAAAAACTTTTGAACGATACATTAAAAGATTGGAATTTGTTTCATATAATCCAACAATTTTATCTTTTAAAACATGAAAAAAATCACCAGTAAGTAAATTTACTTTAGATTCTTCTTCAATGTAACAATTAATATAATTGTCAGATAATTTAAGTTTTCTTAAAATTTTAAGAAGATTCATTTCAAAATCATCAGATAAATATGTTACCTTATTGTCAAATTTATCCTGATAACTATCCAACTTATAAATCAAAGTAGGCATATTCCAAGATAATGCTTCCTTAATTGACAAAGGATTTGTTTCTTTATCATGACTATTACCTTTGGATGTGAATAAAAATAAATCCATACATGAATAAAAATTATTTACATCATCTCGTTCACCCCAAATCATACAATTATTTGGAATATTTTCTAATATAGGTTGCCAATAATCTTTGAAATTTGGTGCCATATTTCCGACAAAATGAAATTGAACTGGCAGTTCTACCATTCTTCTAGCGTATTCGATAATTTCGGATTGATTTTTTCTAGGTGTAAAAAGTCCCACATTCAAAACGTGTAATTTTTCAGGATCTAAATTTAAAAATTTTAATGCATCTTCTCTGTTTTTTTTCTGTTTTTTCTCTACTGGATATTCAATAACAGAACTAGGTATATTTAAATTTGCAAATTTTAATACCTGATTATCACTGCAAAATAAAAATCTATCTGGCAAAAATCTTTTATTTGATGATTCGAAAGATGAGTCATGTGATGTTTCATAAATTAAATATTTTCTATCTGAAGAATATATTTTTTTAGTTATATCATCGTTCATAAAAAATTCTGGCATTTCCTCAAAATGAATCACATGAGGATTTATTTGGTTGATTATTTCAAATATTTCAGTTTTTTCATCTCCTAGTGTGAATAACTTATCGTCAATAATTTCTATAATTTTATTTTTTTGAACTCTATAAATACCATAGTCATTATATTCAATGACATAAATATTATAAATATTTCGTAGGAGTTCTATTTTTTTTAAAAGATATTGCGGAGCACCGCCTGTAGATAAATGTGGAGTTATGTACAGAATTTTATTCATATTTCATTCCTAATATATAATTAAAACATTACAACTATTATTATATATTAAAATGATTAGAATGTCAACACTGAGAAATAAAAAGTATGCCATCAAAAGATAGACCATTAATTTTTGAAACAACTACTAGACCTCCTGGATTTAAGCTGTCAGAATTAACTGATCTGCAAATAAAAATTATCTCATACCTGTTGAGAGTTAAGTATGCTGAAAGATTATTAGATGATTCTGAGCCGACTAGAGGACAATTAGTGGTTTCGGATGATGATCCCGGAGGAGGATCAGATTGGACCGAAATAGAAACATGGAACGGAGAACCAATTGCTGATCAGAGAAGAACTCATTTTTTATGGGATCCAGTTTATGATGATGACGAAAATAATAAATTTATAGAATCACCAGCCAGAGCTTCTACTGATATCGAATTAGTAACAGCAAAAAATGATCAAAATATAGGAATGACTACAATTCAAGATGAAGGAGATGCTAACTCACAAATTGGAGTTAGTTGGCCTAAAGTAGGTTTTGGTTCAGAGGGACCAAATCGCACAAGATCAATACCTGATAATTCAAACACCGCTTTTAATGCAACTAGAGTAAGGGCATTGAAACAATATGCAGATGGCGTGGTAGATAATTTACCAATCGTAGAAATGGAGGATGCACTACCCATAACTGCAGGTGAAGTTGGAGATACGGATTCCCTAGTGTTGCAAGATTCACCGCATGAATTTCATTATTGGCAGTGCGATGATTTACCTGAAGAACCCACTGCGGAAGATTGTGATGAATTTGGTTATGTTTATTATGACGAAGCAGGTTATGGATTTGGACCTGGTCTGATGGCAATAGGTAGACAAGAGGAAAAAATAGTTGCAGCTATTATTGAGGATTGTTTAAAAGAAATGAAAACAGGTGATGGTATAGGAACCTACTACGTTGAAGCAAATTCTGATGGAGAACCTACCGATGGTGTATATGAAAAAATAGGAACTTTTTATTGGGATACTAGATCTAATTATACCGATCCGGAATCACCTATATCGACCATTGACGACACCATTGAAATAGATGTTATAGAATATTATGAGATGTATTTAAAAACTGGATTAGGATCGGATTTCAATCTAAATAATGCTTTTAATAATTTTGATAATATAGTATTTCTAGATATTGATAATTCAGATGAACCTGGAGCATTAAAAACAATAGAAACTGCAGGAGGTTTTGGATCAGAAGAAGCTGTTCGAACCAAATATGAGCCTATTAATGATCTAATAGAAAAAATTCTATTACCTTACTTAGAATTAAATGATAATCTTCCTGCATATAAATTTTATAGGTCTAGACCGGATAGAAAAAAAACCAGAGGAAAAATGAAAGATACTAGATATAGAAGAAACATTTCATATTTAAGTCCAGACTATGCAACTACATATACTTATCAACTTGTGGATATACCAGATTCTTCATCTAGTTTTTACACAACAACATTTTATCTAGCTATTGAAAATTAAGCAGGATTTAAGATTTATGTTAAATAAAAAAGAAACATTAAACATGGATAAAATTGTAATTATAGATGCTCACTATATAACTGATATAGATGAATCCGCCATAAGAGTCTATTATTATGATGTTGAAAAAGAACAATACGGAAAAGGAAATTATTCTTTTACAAAATTTTTACCAATGATAAAAAAAGTTCTAGAACGTTTTACAAAAGAAGAACTGAAACAAAACACCAGAAAA